GCCGCCCACCGGGAGCGTGTATGCTTGGATCGCGGTGTCGACAGAGACCGCAAATGGCGCAGTAATGAAATCAGCCACGGTCTATCCCTCGCTATAAAGCGATAGAGCGGGCGCTAATCTGCCCGCCCAGCTCATCAACCCAGCGTCAGCAGGCCGGTCGCGAACGACGCGCCGCCGCTGTTGGTCGCCGTGATGATGACTTCGGCGCCGTAGTCGTACCAGCCGACGAGGTTGTTCGTGGTCGCGTTATAAATGACCGCATAGCGCCATGTGGCGATCGATCCGCCTGAGGCTGTGAATGTGACTGGCCCGGCACTGGCCGTCGTCACGCCGGCGGCGTCGGCAAGGCTCACCGCGCTGACGCCGCCACCAGCCGTATAGCCATTGCCCGCCGCGATTTCGGTGATGTTCGACTTGATCGTGTTGGTACGAACCGGAGCGACGTCGGTGAGCATCACCTTGTAGCTATGGGCGGTGAAATTCTCGAGCGCGCTGAGCACGTTCAGCGAGAAAACGTCGAATTTGTTGAATGCGGACATAGGTACGCTCCTATTACAAAATGATAGAGGGAAGTGGGGTCCGGGACGGCGCGACGATGGCCATCGGCGCCGATCAGCCGATGAAGTTGGCTCGAAGGTCGTCCAGATAGATTTCCATCTCGGGCACGCTTTGAAGCCCGAACAGGATCAGCAAGTGCGATGCCCAAGCCGGTGATCGGTCGCCAGCTTGCAGTGTCTCGTCAGTTTGAGGCGGGTCAAAACTAGTGTTGAAACCGCGCTCTATCCAATCCGTGCTGCCGGCGGGCGGGACAATGATGTCGACCTCGCCCTTAAAGACCTGAGAGGTGCTGTAGATCGGGCGCCCGTAGGCATCGTTGCCGATCTTTCTCACCCAAAATGTACGGTAGTAAAGCGGCGGCCCACTGGTCTCGGTCCACCCGGCGATAGGGTTCGGAAACAAAAGGAACTGGCGGCCGAGCAAGCTTCCGATGCCCGACAGCGGAGCAAGTATGTGCAGCTCCGCATCCAATGTGTTGTCAGCTGGTCCAAGCTTGCGGATACGCAAAGACCGGGTGCCGATTTTGGCGTAGTTGGTCGAGATATCGACTGCCAAATCTTGGCTGGTCCACTGGTCGGTTACGGTCCGATCGCCGCGACAGAACACCCCGCCTTCCAGGCCAATCCCGCTCTTGTCGACCGAGAGGGCAGAGGGAAATCCCTGCGGGGAAAATAGGCCTGCGCCGCCGAAGATGTCTTGATTTGGCGCTTCGGTGATGAGCGACAGGCCATTGTTTGGGGAGCCGGAGTTGACGTGCCCCATAAAGACAACGCGACCCGCACCAGTGGCCACCACGCCCGCGGCCGAAGAAGCATTGTAGACAGCGGTCGCATGAAATTCGAGACTGGTAGTCGACCCGTCGAGGAGTGCGGGCGGGGTATCCGCAGTGCCCACATTGCCAGCCAACAGCACAAAGCTGGCGGAATAGATCACCCGACCGCCATTGACGCAGTGCCAGATGGGCACCCCGGGGTTATGATTTTGCTCGTGGCGAAGCCCTATGCAGCGGATAGTCCCCGCATTGTTTTTGCAGAATGCGCCGCCGTAATCGGGCGGCGTACCGAAGAGAGTGATCTCAGCGCCACCAAGATTATCGAAACCATATGTGTTGCCCGAGAGCGACCCGGCATAAAAACGAATGTTCTCACCGGCATTTTGCGCGCCCGTCCCGAAATAAGCAGCGGTGGCGTTGAATAGTATCCGGCAGGAATAATAGTTGAGCAAATAGGCGCCGTCCGACCACTCAACGCCACGCGCAAAGTTGCGGACGTCTACCTCTTCCCAATCCTGACAATCTCCGTCGAGGTTCTCGAACGATTTCCAGACCGCGCCGTGAAAATTGGACGCTGTGCCGGGCCCGGCCAAATAGGCGTGCTTGAAACGCTGCGGGATCAGATAGTGGTCCGGCGCACCATCGCGCGTGTTGAGAATTGCATAGTCGTCAGGCCAGGGGATCAGGTCAAACGACAGAAAGCGGTAGGTCGCCCACCCGCCGGCGTGGATCCGAATTTGCGAGGCCGTTTCGGCCGAAACCGAGAAATCGAATTGTCCCCCGAACGGCACCCATGTCGTCTTCGGGTTCGTCAAATCTGGCCTGGGGTTGGCTGAAGACGTCGTTGATATGCCGCCGCCCGTCATATGTACAAAGCAGTACGGGGTACTGCCATTGCCGTGGTCGTAGCTCTCGCCCTGCACCATTTCGGCCGTCCATATCACCCGCCAGCGCCCAGCCGGGATCGTGACTGGATGGTAAAACTCGTAATAGGGACCCTGCTGCAGGGGGTTACTGCCGTCGATATTGTCGACGCAAGATGCGTACCCTTCGCCGAATGTCGCCAGCACGATCTGGTTAGCGTTGTAGCCGTCCGCATTTGCCCAGCCGTCCGCATTCTGAAACGAATAATTTGGGATCAAGTGCGTCGCGTTCACCTTCGCGCGGCTCTCGCTCCAGTCGAATAGGGAATAGCCGGCATCATAGGTGCACAGCCCGGCGATCCACGTGAGCGGCGTATGGCTCGCCGCGTCCGCGTTGCTCATCTTGTATGTGCGACGATCGCTCTGAAAATACTTGCCGAAGATGTTGATCATCTTCTGGTGCCCGAGCCAGTCTATCTCTTGCGCAAGGCTGACAGCGAAGGGGTAGACAAGCTGACAGTCTGCGAGCGTCGCAAAGACCGTCGAGGCAGGATGAGACAGGCCGTCGCCGATCGCGCCGAAGTGCAGCGGACCAACGGCAGCAACATCGGCCGCAATTTTCTCCGGGCATGGGTGAAGCGTGATATTCCCCGCGCTGTCCTGCCGCGGGTAGAGACCATCGCCGTTCGGCCCGCCGGTTGGCGTGCCAGACCACCAGTTCTGCTCCTGCGTGATGATCAGGCCGCGCCGGCCGACCAGCGCTTGGATATCGTCAGCCAGGTCGGCAAGCGTTGGATCGCTCATGCTGCGCCCTCGATCGCGACGACCGCACCACCGACGACCCGATGCGTGACATCGTAATCGGCAGCCCATGCGGTCACGACGATGTGCGGCCGCGGATCTGCGGCGATCGTCGCCGGCGCTCCTTGGACTGTTTGGACGATCCGGCCATCGGCAGGGTCGTATATTACTGCGATCATGCGAGAATCCTTACTGAGTGTTGGTGAGGCCCTTGAGGGACAAGAATCGCGCGCCAAGCTGCATTCCGTTTGCGCCTGCCCACTGGATTTGGGCTGTGACGACGCCTGCATCGCAATAAGCGGTCCCGACGATCGGCACGGAGTCCCCGGGGTAGGAGCCGTTGGGAGCCCAGGCGACGGTGCCGTTAATTACCAGCCTGAAACCCCACGAAAGCGGCACGCTCGTGAAGCCCTGGTTGGCAGCGCCAATCGCCTCGACCCAACCGGCGGCAGGAAGTGTAAGTGTCGCCGACAGGACTGTGGTCCAATTGCCCGCCCCCGAGCCGCCAACAGCTGCCGAGGCGCTGGCAAGAACCGGCACCACTGCCGTGTTCACCTTCAGCAGGTCGACCTCTACGTTATGCATCCGCACCAGGCCGCCGGTGATATCGAAAACGGTATATTGGGTCGTGCCGTCAGTCGGATCGACAACTGAGAAATGGTTCGCAAGGATGTTGAAGCTGCTGCCCTCGCCGGTGATCGTGTTCTCGAACCCGGTGATCTTCCCGTTCAAGTCTAGGCTCAGGGCATATTTGACCTTGGCCGTCCCATCGGCATTCAGGACAGCGGACTTCACCTCGGTCAGGGATGCATTCACCGCGGCGGTCGCGGCGCCCAACTGGGTCAGGTTCTCCGCCAGCGTTATGCCGCCACCGACCTGCACGCTGGCCAGATTGAACTCGAAGGCGCTGCCATCCGCCGTCTTCGCGCCGATCAGCGCGACGGTTGTCTGGAGCGCGGTGTTGTAGCTCGTCTGCGCGTTGACGAAGTTCGTAAACTGGACGCTGACGGGCTGGCCGGCGACATAGGCAGCAGCCTCCAGGATCGTCTGTGCCTGATCCTGCCGAAGTGCTTGCGAGATGAGGCCGAGCGCGTTCGAGCTGATATCGGACACAACCTGGGCGGCATTACTGTCCCCGACTGGGGAGGTGCCGGGCGCGCCGACGGTGGCGCCGTCCTCCGGCCGCGGATGTCCCACCGGATCGTTGTCGACGACGTTGGTCCATAGCGCGCTGGTGGCGGCCTCGCCGATCGCCAGGATCAGCGGGTTGTTGGCGCTGTCGTACTTGATCACCTCGGCCGCCAGCACCGGCGCGGAATCGTCGGCGTCCCAAGCGTAGATCTGGGCGTTCTCCTCCTGCAGCGTCATGTTGCAGAGGCCGGTCTCTCCGCCGGGCTCCTGCTCGGAGACTCGAAACAGGCGGCGCTGGAAGCCGAGCGCGGCGAAGGTGAACGGCACCAGACGCCCGACTGGGTATTTCCAAGCCCGGATATCGAAGGGCGCGGTGAAGCTGCGGTCATACTGCTTGCGCTGGAGCGCCTGCTTGACGACCCGCTGCCCCTGACTCGGGCTCTCGATCGCGGCTACGTCCATTTTCAGAATCCGGTCGATGCCGTCGAGGCTGTCGATCTTGACGTCCGGATAGGGGATCAGCTGATAGAGCGAGGCATCCGACGGGTCGGTATAGCTGCCCATCGCGAGGTTTGGCGTCTGCTCGAGCGACGGATCCGGGTTCCACGTAAACGCACCCATCACGTCGTCATCGTTCAGGCCATCGTCGGTCGCAGCGTCCGCCAGGTCGTTGTGCATGATCACGAAGGCGAGCTTACCGCCCGTGTCACGGAAACGGCCGCTGCAGGCGGCGCACAGCATATCCAGGGTGGTCTTTGGCTCGTCAGCCTCCGACACGACCGCGAAGGTCTCGTACCGCGGCTCAGTCCCGCCTGCCGACCGGTTGACGAGCTCGTCGCACAGGTTAGCGGCGACGATGAAGGACTGCAGGTCGATGCGGCGCGCCGGGACGCCGGAGCCGGTCGCCAGCTTCCATGTTCCGGTCACCGGGTTCCGGATCTTCCAGCCGATCAGGATCCGAAGGATGTGCAAGGCGGTGTTACGGCCGATCACCGCGCCGTCGTCGGCGACATAGCGCCAGGTCGACTGATCATCGATCCGCATCGGGCCGGAGCCGCCGGGCACGGTGCTGTCCCGCCGCGGATCGTACAGCATCGCGCCCTTGCCGATGATCGTCATCCGGCTTGGGATGCCGCTTGAAAACGGACTGCTCGCCTTGCTGTTCACGCCAGTGACGCGGAACTGGATCTGCACATAGGCGCAGCCGGTCAGGCGGTGGCTGGTGTTCCAGATCCCGGCGTTCGGCGTCGAGATGATCGTCGTGTTGTCCGGCGTGCCCTCAAGGCAAATATACTGAACGTAGAAATAGCCGACGTAATCCGGCTGAATCCCGCTGTTCGCGGCCCAGGCCAGTTTGTCGTTGATCCAGATGGAATCGACGCTCTGCACCTTGTGGCTCGCGACGGCGATGATCACGCCGCAATATTCTTGCTCGTTCCCAAACCATTCCTGGTACCGGATGTCGGTCGCCATCGCGGTCTCGCTGAGCACGGTGGTGCGCGGTGCGCGCGGCACAATGCTGGCAGTCAGTCGGTCGATTTGCGACGACGGGACGCTTGGCGATTTGGTCAGCGCTGAACTCGCCGCGGTGATCAGCGCCCCTGCGGCCAACAACGTACTTGCAGAGACTGCGCCAGCGAGTGTCGTCGACAGCGCACCGGCGATCCCGAAGGTTGCCACGCCCGCAGTTGCCACGATCAGGCCGACACCGATGACGACGGCACCGACGATTTTTAGGGCCTTGGCCATCCGCTACGCCTCGTAGGGTACGCGCCAGGCGATGGGATCGACCCAGCGCGCGCGCTCGATGCGGATCAAACCCTCCCGGGTGGTGACACCAGCCGCGACCTCGGCGCCAACGGCGATCAGATAGCTGCCGAAGCAGATGCCGAGGAGGCCGCTCGACATGACCAGGTCGCCGCGGTGCGCCAGCGGGAAGGCCACCCGGGCGAACTTCGTGCCGAGCGTATCCTCGAGCGTACCCGCGCCGATCTTCTTCAGCGCGCGGGCAGAGCCGAGAGCGGTGCTGTACCGGCCGCGGAACTCGCCCATCACATCGACGCCGGTCATTGCCTCAACCGCACCGGCGCAGAACAAGCAACAGTCGTGGTCGCCCCATTCGAAAGGGCGCAGCCGGAGTGGTTCGAGATACGCGGCAAGCCGCATATCCCAATCGGGAAATCTCTGCATGGTCACCCGATCAGGAAGAGGGTTGGCCGGCGCCGTTGGCGATCGCGATCGCGAGCTGGGCTGAGAGGTCGCCCGGGTCGTAGCTCTGCTGATCGAGATAGCTGCGGTTCGAAGCAGCCGTGAAAAAGCCGAGATAGCTTTCAATATCGAGGCTGATGAACTGCGTATTCCGGTCGCCGGTGATCCGCGGCACGGACATGTATCCGGTGTAGAACGTCCAGACCGCCCCGATCCGGTAGAAGTCCTGCGGATCCAGCATCGCCTTCCAAAGCCGGGCGTCGCGGCCCATCCAGTTCGCCTTGTTGCCGATCTGGGTCATCAGCTCGTCATCGATGCCGGCGAGGCCGGACAATTGGACGGTCACCGTGTCGGTGCCGCCTTCCTTGGCTTTTACCGCACTCACCGACACAAAGGTCGGATCGATCGCGTCGAAGGTGAATCCGTCGAGATCCTCGTCACCGGTATCGACGAAGGTGATCGAATAGGGCGCGGTGGTGACGCGGATCGGCTCACCAAGGATATCGAGCCAGGCGAATGTCGCCGGGCGGCGGACCTGAGCAGCGAGCGCGGCCTGCGCATCGATGTCGGGAAATGAATCCATCAGAAGGACTCCTCGACGTCGAAGGTGAAGGCGTATTTTTGCCCGATGCCGACCGTCCAACCGGCCTTGGAATCGGTCATCGATACCAGCGCGTAAGGCTCGTTTGCCTCGATCTGGAGCCCGTCGACCGGCGAGACCCGGATATAGGCCTTGAAGCTGATCGTAGCGTTCCCGGCGCCATCGGCGATGATGTCGGCGGTAAGCATCAGCGGCTGGTCGTTGATCGTGACGAACTGCCCGCGCTTGAGTTTCGGGCCCGCCGCGCCCCATCCACCCGTAGCGAGGGAGTGCCCGAACTGCCCGCCGCCGACGACGTGGGGTGTGATGCCGGGCAACTGCGGCCCCTCGACGATAACGAGCCTGAAGCTGTTCGCGACACCGTCGAGATCGACGGCGAAGGCGCGCCACGTGAGGGCGGCAGCTTCGCCCAGGATCGGTGGCATCGTGACTTTAGCCGACCAGCGCGGCGCGGCGGCAAGGATAGTGACCTTGCGCCGACCGGTGAACTCGCTCCGGTTGACCTGGCCCGGCTGATCAAGCGTCCATTCGATGTTCGCGGCGATCGGCGCCGCGGGCATAGGGATGAGCATCAGCCGTAGCCTCCGGGGAGCGATGGACGGTTGATCTTGCGGATGGTGCGCTCCTGGGCGCCGGCCATGATTGGCTCAGCCATCGCACCCACCGTCCGCACCGTGTTTTGCTGGATCTCAGTGACGAACAGCGGCGATGGCTTCACATTCACGTCAGCGGTGACGTGCACGCGATCTTGGCGACTCATCGCCCCAAAACTCGGCATCCGCGGTATCTGGGGAGACTGGAGCGACATCGAGGGCGAAACCAGTCCGCCGTCGGCAAATCGCGGGAGACGACGATGGTTGATCGCTTCGACGAGTTCCGGATGCTCCGCATAGGCCGCTGCGTTGATGACGTATTCGCCATTCGACAGCATCGCGGGGATCTTGTCCTCCCGCGGTCCACCGGCGCCGTAGATCGGGCCGCCTCCGGCCTTATGCTGAACCGCCTGACCACCATCGGCGAAGTGAATGCCAAAGATGCTCCCGCCACTGATCGCTGAAAGGATCGTTTTCTCGATCAGGATCTTCGCGAGGTCAGCGACAATGCTCGACGCCATATCCTTAAAGGCCGCGCCAACGCTCTTGGTGCCGCTGATGACGCCTGCAAAGCCATCCTCCAAGCTTTTGAACGCATCGACGCCGACACCTTGCAGCGCGTCATTCGTATCGCCGACGGCGCTTTTCAGCTGGTCTCGATAGGAGGCGAGGGGCGTTTCGTTCTTGCGCTCGACCAGCGCGACATTGGCGGGATGCTGGGCGTTGATCTGATCAATCGTGGTATGCGCGTTCTTCGCGGCTTCCGAATTGGGCTGCGATTTGGCGATGATGTCGTTCTGCGCGGCGATCGCCTGCTTCTCCTGATAGTCCAGCAGTTGTAGCTCGAGCTTCAGGCGCTCTTTCCTAGTCAGCGCGAGCTGATCATCCAAACTCGCGAGGTTGATCTTGCCCTGCAGGCTGAGATTTTCGCGGGCCAGGGCTTCATCAGCCAAGCGGGCAACCTCCTTCCGTTTGGCCAGAATCTCCTCGTCGGTTTCGGTTTCGCGATAGGTTGTTTCCAGCTGGGCGCGCTGCGCGCCCGTGCGTTTGCCAGCAGCAACCTGCAGGTCGAGCTGCACCTCACGGGTTTTCTCAGCATCTCGCAGCGACTGGATATCGATAGCGAGTTGACCCTCAGCGGTATCGGACAGAGCCTCCTTCGCTTTCGCGAGTGCTGCGTCGGCGGTACGGATTTCGCCTTGAAAGGCCGCGTCCTCGGTGAGCTTCTTGAGGCGCTCAGCTTCAGCTTTCGCTGCGGCAGCGCGTGCCTCGCTTTCAGATTTCCGCTGTGCGGCGCCCTCCTTGCCAGCCAGGGCGGTCGCCATCTCAGCAGTGGCACCCTGCTTGATGAAGGAAATCTGGCGTTTCTTGTTGGCGATCTCGTCGTTGTACGCGGCGAGCACAGCACCAGAGGCGCCGACCTTCTGCTTTTCGAGGTCAGCGACTTCGGTCTGAAGGTTTTTGAGGCCATCGCCATTATCGTTGGTGCTGCCGACACCTCCGCTTCCAAGTCCGTGACCCTCGGAACTATGCGGTGCGGCCAGCGCGGCTTGCGTAAGCCCTATCTGACGCTGCATCTCCGCAATTGCGGCAGGGATGTCCGTCTGACTTCCCTGTGTATTCCCATCTCGGAGAGTTACAGCTCGACCAGTATAAACGGGTGCAGATTTGTCGCGGTCGTATCGCTTGCGAGCCTCAAGAAGTTTCTGCTTCCGAAAAGCCGGGTCGGTATTAGAGTCTTCCTCCTGCTGACCGAGTTGCTCGCCGTAAACGTAGCCCGCGACGCCCCCGACAAGTGCGCCCACATAGCCCAGGCGTGAACCGGCCATGGCGCCAAGGATGCCAAGCGCCCGCTCCGGGTGCCCCGACAGAAATTTAGCAACTGCGCCCGACGCAGCCACCATAGAGGTCGCAAGACTCTCGATAGCGGTCGCATTTTGCGCAATGGCGGATGCCATCTGAGCGTCGACGACCTGCTTGAGCGCCGCCAGTTTATGATTCACCTGTTCGCTGTGTTCGATCAGCTCTGGACTGAGAACGATACCCAACTGCTCGGCCGCCGACGCAAGGGCGTTAAATCCGTCGGATCCTGCACTAAGGAGCGGGACGAGGCCGAGCGACTGCTTGCCGAGCAGCGCCATGGTGTCAGCCGCTTTCTGGGCGGGGTTGTCGAGCTTCTTAATCGCGTCAGCCGTGTCGAGATAAACGCCCTCGACGGACCGTACTTTGCTGTTGGAATCAAGAACCTTGACCCCGAGCCTATCAAACAACTCGATCAACGACTTGTTACCGTTTCCGGCCTGCCCAACACTCCGCGCGAATTTGCCAAGCCCTTCGTCAGCCGCCGCAGTGGCTACGCCGAACTGGCCAGCGGCGTAGCGATATTTCTGGAGGAAGTCGGTCGATGTCCCGACCTGCTCAGACACGAACTGGACGTTACCGGCAAACTCGAGCGCCTTCTTTCCAGTCTCAATCAAGCTTTCGCCGAGAAGGAGGCCGATAGCGCTCTCGCCGAGACCCTTTAGTCGCTCAAGCGGTGCCTCCAGCTTCTCTACACTCTTGCCGAGCAGGTCGAAGCGTTCATCGACCTTGCCGAGATGACCCTCGACGCCGGCCTGAAAATCGGCCGTCGCTTTTTCTGCCGCGGAAAGCTCGCTGCGGAGAAGCTCGGTCGTGGCATTGATTTGGAGCAGGAGCGCGCGGGTTTCGCTGCTATCGGCCATACGGCATCTCCCATAGTTAAAGGGCGCCCGCGAGGACGCCCTTTGTTCTAGAATTTCGGTTGCTCAGTGGCCGATCATGTTCGGCAGGAGGTGAGGGCACCCCAATAGGGGCGCCCTTCGCTCATTCGAGATCTATACCCGGAAACCACGCCGTCCCGTCGTAGACCAGTTCTTCGACCTTCCACAGGAGAAGGCTGAGCGCTGCTCGCGATACCGTAACGGTCTTCGCGGAAGGGTCATCGCAACCAGCTACTTTGAGGTGCCCCATCGCGGAAAAAAGCCATTCATCGGCCGACCCAAGATCGGCCGACAGTTCGTCTAACTCAAGGCGGTCAACATGCAGCGCCTGAAGACGATCAGATTCCCTGCGGTCATAGTTTTCAAATATGCTGACGACGTTCACGCCGCTTTGTCCAAAGGAACGCCGAATACCAGCGCCAGTTTCGTCAAGCCCTTCGGCGTGATATGGCAATATGGCCGACGGGCCGCCATGCCTGTTTTCTGGTCGGTGTAATTCGCCTCTTTATATTCCAGGCGTCCATTTTCAATGTGTTGCTTGTACGCGACCCAGCTGCCGTTCTGTCGATAAACCCAGCCGTTGGAATTCATCCAAGACGTCATGTCCGCCTGCTTCACACTGAGAAGCTTTGCGGCTTGGGTAAAGGTCACGCTGCCCGTACTCGCGGAAAGTAAGTCCAGCGCGGCAGCCTTGGGCGCCGCGAGCGTGAGCGCCGCTTCGGCCTTACCTGCTCTCTCGGCGCTATCAGCAGCTAGGCGTAAAGCTTCCGGGAGTGACGAGGGGATTCGGAACGCTTGGCCGGCGGCTGCCTCCAGATCCTGCCACCGAACAACGATCTTGTGGCGGGTTTTCACGTCGTACCCTGAGATCAATGTGATCGTCAGGTCCTTGGGGAGCATGAGCTCGCGGTAGGTCTGACCGTTCTGGGGGTGTGTCCAGAACTGGACATACCCCTCGACGTTCAGGTCGAGGGCGCCGAGCATGGCCTCCGCATCCCGTAGGACGTGGCGATGATCCTTGCCGGTCAAGTCGGCGATCTCGCGGGTCGACATAGTCGGCGCCGCATCGGACGAAAGTTGGAGGTTCGAGAAATTCGCGGTATCGTCTGAATCGGGCATGATTGAAGCATGTCCTTCCACAGTGGTTATGAGCGGTCGTCACAGCCTCCGCTCAACGCTGAGGGAGAGCGACCGGAAGGGTTCTGCTTCCAAGGGCTATTGCCCTTCCGGTCGTCCACGGCGCTGGAGATCCCTGCACCGAATTTCCATGACCATTGGCCACGGCGGAAGTCGGATCGCAGCATCCATCACTTTTGCATGAAAATGAACCGGACCGATCAACGGCGGCGATTCCAGCACGCAGCGGGGACGCTGTCGAAATTCTCTGCGGCCCTACGCCGATCACGGCGGAGCCATCCCTTCGCGGGAAGCAGATCAGCACTGGAATTGAGATTGACTGCTGGGGAACTGTGATCCCCCACACCCAGCAGCCGAAACCCAATCCTACACAAACTCTTTTCGGCCGCAAGGGCCTCGATGGGGGCGGAAGCAAGCTTTCGTCGCCGGGGACCATTCTAGGGAACAAAAGGGGCCGGTAAACCACTCCCGAAATTATTCCGGGCTTGGGCACTCAAAGCCCCTCTTGCCGATCCATCAATTCAAGCTCCCACCAAGCCTTGAACTGCAGATGGGCGCGGTAAAGCTGATCCTCATGGTGCGTCATGCCGACCCGGAAGACGTCCTTTGCCTTCTGCGTGTGCCCGGCCAATTCGAACTCAGCTTCTGCAATGAAATCCGCCTGCGTCCAGCGCTCGACCGGCTTCGAGCGCCAATCCATGGGTGCAGGTGCACTGGCGATCGCGAGGCCGCCAGCCGTAGCAGCCACACTCGCAGCGGCGAAAAAGCCAAGAAATCCACGACGCGAGGGTACTTGCACGCCCAAAGGCATGATATCGGCAGCGGTAGCCATGATCGATCTCCGGTCGATTGCGGTTAGGAGCGGCGCAGGGTCTGATCACCCTGCGCCGTTCTGCATTTGTAATTACATGCACTATTGCACTCGGTCAAGCATGTATTTACAAAGCATACATGCCCGATGAGAAAAGCAAGCCTTTCCAAATGCGAGTTTCGCCCGAGTGGTTGATGGTGCTCGATGATTGGCGTCGATGCGAAAGCGACATTCCATCACGCGCTGAAGCGATTCGGCGGCTCGTGGAAATCGGTCTCAGAACTTCGTTTGCGGCGAAGGGAAGCCCTTGAACGGCGCGACTTCGCAGGAGCCCTTCCAGTCAGAAGATAGTCCGCCGCCGGCCGGGAAGTTATAAGTCGAGTATTCGCCGGTCACTCGGCTGACTCTGTGCCCCTTAGTCCCGTATACCGGGTCGTTCTCATAACTTTCTTCGAACTCGATGTTCTGTCCGTCGGCATTAAAAATCGGAATCACCGATGGGCAGGTTTCGTAGCAGTATTGCTTTGCCTTTAGGTCCACCCGCAATTCCATAGAAAAAACGTCGTTTTTCTCGAATTTGTCGCGCGCGGCAAGGTAGTGAATTTTACCGGAGCATACTAAGTCGAACTGGTCTGCGGCGCTGGCCGGCACGGAGATGGAGAGCGCGACGATGGTTCCGAGGTATCTCATCCCGAAACCGTAGCACCTTCACGATCCGCTTCAACTGCGTTTGCTGAAGCTGCCATCAATCGGGACAATTGACCTTCCGCCACGCTTCAAAGGCGTGCCAGAACTCTACCGGCGTCGCTTGACCCCACCGGTCGGTTGACCACCCGAGGGTGGCGTCGGCGATGCCAGCGAGTTTTCGGGCTCCGCTGATGCCGCCAGCGTCTTCGTCTTCGGCGGAGCCTTCATTTCCCCCGAGGGGGTGAGCCCGCCGGTCACCGCGAGGTAAAGCATCAGCTCCAGCCGCTTGAGCAGGACGAGTGTATTCTCGGCTGCCAGCAACTCCTGAACTCGAGGTGCCTTAAACAACGGCGCTTCGTCATGGCCGACGGCACGACCCCATGCACGGATGCACTCCGTGACGATAATCGCGGTCTCCCACGACTTAAGCGAGGCCCGGCCGGCGGCATCGGCGGCCTCTACCTTCGACATGTTGATGCCGCGCTCGAACGCCTCGATCGCCTCATGGGAGGGGCGCATCCCGTAAGTTTCGCCGCCAAGCTCGATATCGAACTCGCCCCGGGCCTCGCTAGTCGCCCGCATTAGATCAGATCCACGGTCGGCGCAGCGGCGGCGTTGAGAGTGACGGACGTGCCGACCACACCCTTCTGCGCCGCATCGGTGTTGCCGAAATCGGTGTACATGTCGCACGCGAACAGCGTCGCGGCGACGGGGTCGGTAACGGTGATGTCGCGAACCTCGTAGTTCGTGATCACGCTGGTCGAATCCGCCAGCTTCATGGCCGTATAAGCCGCATCGGGAAGGTTGGGCTGGATCGCCTGCGTGATTGTCAGCGTCTTCTGCCCTGGAGCGGAGGTGCCATAGCGACCCGTGTTTTTGTCCGAGGTGTCGATCGAGCTACCGCTGCGGTTGATCGTCAGGTTGCCCTGGCCGAGCGGCTGCACGTAGGTGGCATCCCCCGTCTTGATAAACAGGCGCATGTTGTCGCCGAGCATCTTTGCCATTTCACGTTCTCCATGAGCGGCCCGCAGGCCGGTTGATCAACTCGCCGGCTGAGCGATGATGAAAAATATTTGGGTGCCGACATAGGTCGCGCCGTCTTCGAGTAGCGGCGCGCTGGCGCTCGTCAGCTCCGGCCGAGAAAATATGGCCCGGTCGTCAGCGATCAGCGCGCCGTCGACCAAGCGAGCGCGCACCATCTCCTGCATCACCTTCACAACGATCTTCGTTGTCGACTGCATGCAAATATGAACCGCAAAGTCGTGCTGCTCGATCTGCTCGCCTTTAGCGCCGAGGGGTGTCACTTGATCCTCGCCGAGGAGCGTAAACGGATAGGTAGCCTGTCCATCATTGTTGACGGGGACCTCGCTGACCACCGGAGGGAGGCCAACAACACTGCTGAGCGCTTGAAAGATCGCCTTCTGTGTCGCGCCCGTCAAATCAGTCATCACCCGCTCCATTCGCTGCGTCGGTGAGTATGCTGGTCAGCAGGGTGCGGTAGGCCGGAAGGGTCTCGATCCGGAACTGCGCTTTGGTCTGCCGGACGATATAGAGCGGCCGGAGAGCACGAATATGCATCGCGTGGCCGGCGCGCGGCCCGCGCTTGATCCGAACGTCCTTCGACCCTCGACCCACGTCGAGGATATGGGCGTAGAAGACGAAATCGCGCCTGGTGAGCTGGCCAACCTTCAGGTTGAGGGACTTCGGCGTCACCTTCCAAGAAATCGAGTTGCGCGCCGCGCCGGGTGTCCGGTCAGGCCTTGGTGTCGCGAGAACGGGGACCAGCGACCGCATCGTGTTCGCGGCCGGCGGCCCGGCGGTGTAGAGCAGAGCAATAACCCGCTTATTCGCGCTGTCGGGCAACCGCTTCAGCAACCGCTTGAAGCTGGCGACACCCTTAACGCTGGATCGCCGTCTCATAGCTCCGGCGCGCCGCTCTCTGCCGTCATCACCAAATCATCCCTCCTATTGTTGAGATCACCGCAGGTACGGATGTTTAGCGGGGTGCCTTTCCACATCAGGCGATGGCGCGGCGTGACCCAATCTCGAAAGCTGATCGTGACCCGATAGAACTGGGTGGCATTGAGCATGCCCTGCTTGAAGGCTTCGCCGCCGTTGAGTGGGATGACGGACGCCCATACCAGCGCACCACAATCCTCCCATGTAAGCGGCGAGCCGCCGGCGCCGTCGCTTCCCTTGACCGGTTGCTGGATCGTGACGCGCTCGCGCTTCTTGCGCGGGTTCATGCCAGCGCCGGGTCGCGATAGCGAAATAGGATCCTGATAACAGCATCGCTCAGCGGATCCGCCTCGTCGTCGTTGAACAAGGAGCGCAGCACCAAGATTGTCGCCGCCTTGATCAGTGCCGGTGCTGTGGAGTCCGTCCAATCAGCAGTTGGTCGCTTGATGTAATCCAGCACAATTTCAGAGGCGGCCTCCACCTTCATCTGAATATCGAGGTCCTGCTCGTCGCCGTCGATCCTGAGGTCGGCTTTTGCCTGCAGAAGTGAGATGAAGGCGACCATCAAGCCTTGTCCTTCCCATCACGACCACGTTTGACGGCCAATCGCCAACCGCTATCCGGTCCATCTGGCTTGGTTTCGGTCGAGCGCTGCGCAATCCAGTAACTGCCGGCCCAGGTGACACCGTCGCCAGCCTGATAGGTCGCACTGTCCTTGTAGACGCCGCGATCGATTACGACGGGCACGTCGAAGGAAAACTCCTTGGTCCGTTCGCCCTGAGTGAAGCGCAAAACAAAGCTGCGCTCCCCATTCTGCTCGACCGAGAGATCGTCGAATCCAAATCCGTTAACGCCGTCCACGGGCGGCGGAAGCGCCGCGACCTTATCGTCGATCGCGCGCAAGATGACGGGCATATCAGCATCATTGCCGACCACACCGCCGAGATTCCGGGTCGTGCCGTCGGTCAGCGTAACGATGAGCGCGCCGTGGCGGTCTATGAGCGCACCGGCCAGGCCGACGCCGTCTTTCGCCACGGGGAGGGACCGGATGGCGCGCTCGACTGCCGCATTGATCGTTGGGGTTACGTCTTCAACGCTGACGCTTACGCCGTCACGCGGGACAGGCAGATCACCTACAGCGCGCGCGACAGCAGCCTTGATCTCCACAGGGTCCGCATCGCGACCGTCACGCGGCACGGGCAGGTCGGAAACAGCTTCCGCCACCGCATGATCTACGAGCCGACGAACTTCATCGATTGTTACGCTTTTGCCGTCCTGCGGCACAGGGATCTGGGCGATCGCAGACTCTACCGCAGCGCTGATATCGAGGGCAAGCTGATCACGATCAACATCGACGCCGTCGCGGGCGGGAGGCAGCTTTGCTATTGCCGCTGCAACCGCGCGCTCGACGAGAGCAGGGTCGACCTGGGTAGGACGAGCCTCGAGTGCGGCGATACGCTCGATCAACGGCGCCGTCGCCCGCGCGACGTGATCGCGCACAATGAGCGCAGTCGCTTCGGCTAGAGCCTTCGTGTCAAGCATTCAGGGCCTCCCGAAGGTCTTTCTCAAACAGTGCCACCACAGCCCGAGCTTGCTGCGCCTGCTCGTCGGCGTTGTCATTCGCCGGAGCCGGATCTGCCGCCGGCTTAGTGGTCGCGAAAGGATTATCGGTCGCATCCCGCTTGGCGAGCGCTGCAAGGCTGAAGTCCTGCTGCTGGCGATAAACGGCATTGCCGCCAGTGACGGGCCCTAGCCCAATCTTCGCGCGCGCCTCATCCGGCGTCATGAGATTCTTGCCGGCGTCGAGGACCTCCATCTGCGTCACGCTGTCCATGCGGAGCAGATTGTCGACGTCGAACTCGGTGCCGAGTGTGTCACCGGTGCCAAGCCCCTCGTCGAGGCAGACCTCAATCGATTCGATCAATACCTGAAGGCATTGGCTGTAATATTCGATGTTGAGCGCCTGCACGTTCGTGATTGCGACGGGAGCCTGGCCGATGCCGATCTTGTACGGTGGGACGTGGTAGGTCGAGCAAACCACCTCCGCGGTCCATTTCAGCTGCTCGATCAGCTGCGCGTCTACGGCTTTGACAGCCATTGCCTCATATTTCAGACCATCGCCGAGCACAGCCACGCGGCCGACATTCTTACCGCTGAAATTCTCTTCCCAGCTCGACTTCAGACGGCCTGCCGTCTCGTCAGATATAGCTCCGGGAGCGGTGAGGATGCCACCAGGCTGAGAATTGTTTCCGAAGAACCGAGCTGAGTTGTTCTGGATCGATAGGCCCTGCGTCGCCGCGAGGCCGTTGGCAAAAACGGGCGACAGACCGACGAGCGGGTGAAAAAAGCAGTTGAACCGGTCGTGGATGATTTCGCTGGCCGGTACGACAACCTCGGTCGGAAGTTCGGATAGATGGTCCGTCTTCAATTCATAGAAGACACTTCCATCAGGCGCGACCAACGGCTTTACCCGGCCCGGGTCGAGCACATAGAGCTTCTTCGACACACTGCGGCCGACGCGTTGCTTGAGCACGTAGGTGTTGCCGGACTGAAGCTTACTGAGCACCCAGGATTCGAAGAACTGGATGCGGTTCTGAAAACCGTTCGGCTTGCGCAGCACCGGCGAATATGCGGGATTTTTCACCTCGCTCCAGATGCCGTTCGCGTCCTGTGCGACCAGTTTGACGCGAAGCTTGGCGATGTCGGATGCGATAAGGCTCTGGCATGCAAAGACGGCATGAAAGCTCAACACACAATCAAGCTTCACTTCGACGTTCTGTTGCCATGCGCCCGTGAACGCTTCTCGGATGATCGGCCACCAACCGCCGCGACCGGACGGAGGGGATAGTTGCCCCTGAGCCGCTTTTTCGCGGGTGATGGTGAGGCCGAACGCGCGCATCAGCCTTCCGCGCGCTTCTCTGCGATCTTCGCGTTGAGGGTGGCGGCGTCCCATCCGTTGAAGGGCTTTTTGCCCAAGGCCTGCTCGTAGAGATCGCGGAGCGCCTGGATGTCAGTCGTGCCGCCTTCTGCGACTAGGTTGGCGGTGCTGTAACCCAGCTTTTCGAAAATGCGGGCGTAGCGCGGATCGCGCGAGGTTAGCGCCCGATTATAATAGGCTTGGTGCTTCATTTTCCATCTCCCATGAGAGGAAAAGGGGCGGCCAAAAGGTCGCCCCGATCTTCGCTTACTTGTAAGCGGTGCCGGTGATGAACTGGACGGCGCCAGCGCGGCGCTTGCCCCAGTTGATGTACCGCTCGGCACGGATGCCCACCATGTTCATCTGCCAGAGGGAGACCATCACAGTCGTCGCGGTCGCCGGCGCATCGGGCGCGCTGTCCATCTGCAACGAAGCTTCGGTGCTGACGTCGAGCATCGTCTCGCCATCGTCGGCGAGCAGGATCTCGCTGGCCTTGGCAAGGATGATGCGCGAGCCGGCGGTAATCGCCGGAGGGCCGGTGACTGCCGCCTGCACCGGGATATTCTCGGAGGTGATGACTGGCAGGCCCAGCAGCGTTCCGCCACCGACCGCGTTCATGCCGGGGAATTCAGCCTGACCGAGCGGATTGAGCAGCAGCGAGAGGCCGAGCGCCTGCGTCTCAGTCATGATCCAGACCGCACCGGCAAGTGACATGTTCGCGGCGATGAACTTCGCCATCAGCGCCTGAGCATCGGCACGGAACGAGTCCGCATCGGTGCCGCTGGCAATAACCGGGGTTACGCCGTTAGTGATCGATGCCGGCGAGACGCCAGCGACAGCGGCGGCCGCAGGATCAACGAACGACAGATCCAGGAACTGCGCAGTCTGGTCCACGAGATCCTGACGCACAACCTCTTCAGCTGCGGGCGAAGACGAGCGGGCCAGTTCGTCGGTGATGACGATGATGCCCGCAGTCTTGGCCATCCCAAGCGAGATCTGGTCGAAGGCGAGGGCGCCGACAGGCTTAGGCTTGCCTTCGCCGACCCAACCAACAGTCGACCCGCCGGTCTGACGCGGGATTTTGATGTTGAAAGGCACCTTACGAAGGCCGGGGATACGGCCAAGGATCGTTGCCGGGCGGAGCAGTTCGGCGAACTCAGAGGTCATGTTCTGGTATTCGACCAGTGGTTTTGCCCACGCAGTGTCGGTCGTGGTGCCTGCAGCAACGGCAGCCTTGAAGATCGTTGCGAGTTCCGGGCTGTCGTTCCAGCTCTTCGAGATCTCCGCTGCCTGCATCAGGTTGCCCTTGGAACGTGCGAGAGCCATCGCATACCGCGCGAAAGTCGTGCCCTTCGGGAGGTTGGCGCCCTTCACCTCGATGCGGGTGCCACCGCGAGCGGCGGTGCCTTCACCGCTCGAGCCGCCGGCGGCGGGGACGGCGGCCACGATCAGCGACTTCTGCAAGGTCTTGAGGCGCTTGATGTGCCCATCGATCTGCTCGATGTCAGCCTCAAGGCCGTCATATTCCTCCTGCTCAGCCTGGTCGAGGGTGGTTCCGTCGGTAGCGGCCTTGGTCATGATCTCATTCATGCGCCCGAACGAAGAGGCGCGCTTCGCCTCAAAGGCGGCGATCTGTGCAGCGATATCCATTTTTGATGTCCTGATCGGGCGGCACGCGCTGGGCGCGGCGGCCAAGAGAAATTACTTCGCCGACATGATCCGTTTGATCGAGTTGATGACGAAGGGTGGAGCCCGATCGCGGGCAGGGTCCGCCAGCTTCACGACACGGACACCCTTGCCTGACGCGGCGGTGACAGTGGGGTTGGCTGGAATTTCGGGTTCGCTCACGCCGGCGGCTTTGCGAAGCGCGGCATCGATCGACTTGATTTCGTTGATGACCGCGTCGCTGTTTGCCGGGATCGTCACCGCGGAAAGCTCGAAGCACTCGCTCTCGATAAAGCGAACGCCGCCCTCCTCCATGTAGGAGTATTCGATCGGACGAAATCCGACGCTGACGGCGCGGACCAAGCCCAATTTCATCGAGTCCCAGGCTTCGCGCAGCCGGTCTTTCAGAGTTTCGGACTCCACCGTCTCGGGATCCGCGATGGTAGCCTCGAAGCCGATGCCCGTGGCGGTTGGGGTGTCGAACTTGACGGTCCCAATCGGCTTGTCCGCCATGTGCTGCCAAAGAAACGGCATAGGGTTGGTGAACTTCATGCCGAGCGGCTCGATGATGTCGCCAACCCGATCGACGGTCGGGGTCGTGGCGATGCCGCGGATGACACGCGTGGCGTCGTCGATCGCTTTGATCGACAGCACGGAATAGGCCCTGTTCTGCATCGAACGGACTCCTCAGAGAATGAGCATTTGGAATTTTTCGCGCCGCTGTGTCGGCATCGACATCAGCACCCCGACAGCCATGCACAGCGCGATGGCGGCATCGATCTTGTTCGCGGCCCTCTCTTTCGAGAGCCAGTAATTGCCCCACGGGTCGGTCTCGACGACTGCGGACATCATCGCCGAAACCAGCACCGGGTTATTCAGCAGCCGGAGGCGACCCTCGAGCAGCATCTGCTCAACCAGCTTGACCGAGGCGGGCATCCACAGCCCTTCGGGTTCGCGCTTCGCATCCTTGGCCGCATCGATCATGGCCTGCGTTGGCTTGCCCTTGCGCTTGCCGCCTTGGGGATGCTCGACCTGTTCGATCGTGCAGCCGAGATCCGCCAGTTCCGGCGCCAACGTGGCTTGGTAGGCGTATCTGTCGTAGCCAAGGGCAACGACATTCAGTGGAGCTGCCTGCCTGACGATCGACGCGGCGATATGGCTGTAACTGATGACCTTGCCACGCGGCGCCTGCAGGTGGCCCGCCTGGATCCAGGTCTCGTAAGGTGCCTTGTCCAACATCTGGCGGGATTGCACCGTGTCTCCAGGCGTCCAAGCCTCGATCCAAGCGTCGAAGGTCGGCTTCCGAACGACTACGATTTCGCCGTTCTGCTCTTCCTCAATGTCGACTTCGCCCGTGTGCACCGCGACCGCGAGTGCGCTGAGATCCTGCGTCATCGACAGATCGACGCCCATCCCGGCGCGCTTGCCCGCGTGCTCCTTTGGGTCGAATATGGCGAGGGCGGGTTCGAGCAGCTTGCGGCTGATCCAGGCCGTCTCGGCGTCAGTCCAAACGCAGAAGTGTAACCGCAGGATGCCGTTCAGCTTGCCCGGCATGTCCTTCGCTTGCTTCACGACACCGGCGAGGTAGTCCTCCTTGATCGTGACGCCGAGTAGCGGGTTTGCCTTCGGCCAGCAGGATGGATCGGTGAGAGGGTCATCCTCAGGATCCAAGCCACAAACATACGAGAACGTCGTGTCGTCGATCGGCTCGCCGATGTAGAAAGCGTCGTCGTCCTTCGCCTCGCGATTGCCGGCCGCGACCTTCACCGCGTGCTCATGCTCTTCCCAGGCGATCGAATTTCGGTTCGAGCCGCTGTTCGTGATCATGAACAGCAAGGGCTGCAGCCGGAATTTGAAGCCGCGCTCGAGCATTTCCATGACGCCGCGGTCCGGGTGTTCGTGAACCTCATCGCAAAGCGCGATGTGAGGGCGTGGGCCCGAGCCAGTCTTCTTCGCTTCCCGGCTAATTGGTCGGAAGAACGATCCGGACCGAAGGTGCGCGAGGTTGTACTCGCGCCCTGGTCCGCCGCTCCGTTTTAGTCGCCGGTTCAGATCCGGTGACTTGTCGACCATGTTGATGGCGTCGCGAAACAGGATCCCGGCTTGGTCCTTTGTGGCGCCCGCCGCATAGATCTGCGCGCCGGACTCCCCGTCGGCGGTCATGCCGTAGAGTCCGATCCCGCCTGCTACCGGGCTTTTCCCGTTACCCTTGCCCTCTTCGATGTAGGCTCGGCGGAAGCGGCGGTAACCGTCGGCCTTTTTCCAGCCGAATATCGAGCCGATCTTGAAGGCCTGGCTGGGCGCCAGCAGGAAAGGGCGACCTTCGAATTGCCCCTCGCTGAGTTTCAGCTTCTCTTCGAAGAAGCGGATCGCGCGGCTCGCGGCGTCACGGTCGAAGTTCAATCCGCGCGCAGCGCCGACCTTGAGGTCGTCGAGATGGCGGCGACAGGCGTTCCGAACATGCGGACCAGCAACCATGCGGCCGCTGGTGACATCCATTGCGTAAAGGGTGGCACGGTCAGTCTCCGAAGAACTCGTCTTTCGTTTCCTGCTCGCCACCATCGCCGCGATTCCGTTCGTCGGTCAGGCCGAGCTCGCTCATGTAGGCGCGCATCTGACCGTGCTTTGCGGAGGGGAACCGGGCAGGCGACTCCCGAAACTCCTTCCAGAGTTCGCAGAATGCGATCGCCGCCGGCTCGCGCGATGCATCGAGCCAAGCGGCCGGTTCGATATATTGCTTCCACGCAACAGCGGCGATGCCGCGCACCCAGGATGGCTTGACCAGTTTCCCGAAGGCGGTCGTCGCTTCCTCGACAGCCTTCTCGGCTTTCGCTGTTTTGCCGTGCCGGGTTACGTTGTGGGTGCCGTCCACCAGCCGCAGTTTGGCCGGCTTAGGCTTCGCGCCGCGCGTCGCCATATCGACCTGCCTCGCGCCCAGCGCCTCTTGCACATTGGCAACATCGGAATGTTAATCTGCAAATGTGCGAATTTTCGGACCATGCGGTGTCCCGGGATCAGCTCGCCCCGATTGTGGACGCCCCCCCCGGTCAGGCGGGCAGAGGCCACCCGTCGGCATCGACCGCGCCGACCTTGCGCTGGTCGAACTGCTCCGCAGTGACCTCGACATGGCACGGCTTGCACAGGCACCGGATGTTGCTGTCGTCGTCTGTGCCGCCATGTGCGAGCGGCTTGATATGGTCGGGCACGTTGGACGCTGTCACCAGCCCGCGCTCAGCGCAGCGCCTGCACAGAGGCTCATCGGCGAGGCGTCGCTTGCGCTGAACCTGGCCAGCGCGACCGCGTAGCCGCTCAATCACCATGGAAGATGCGCCACATCGTCGTCGTGACCCTCTGGTCTTGGCAATCAGATGGCGATCTCGACGCCAAGGCCGCGAAGCTCACCGTCGATAGCCCCCAAGGTACGCTCGCATGCCTCTGCTAGCGCCTTCCGTGCTTCTTGCTGCAGCTTACCGATGCCCAAATCGATGCCGTTTAGCGCGATCTTCGTGCTTGGCATCTGCACGACCGATAAGCGCTGGTGGACGGCAAGCCGCTCTAGACGCAACACTTCGATGGCGAGCGAATCGGACAACTTCATAAGGCACCTTTAATAATGGCGACTCTCACCGATCCAGCTGAGGAGCTGGTTGACGCTTGCGAGCGGCTCATCCGCGCCAACTCAAACCACTCCGGTGAACATGCTCTAGCCAATGCGTTCGGCGTCGAAGCCTGGTCCAAGGAGTATTTTCAGATCATCTTCTGCTTGGTTGAGCAGGCGGAACGGGTGCTAGACGCCTTGAAAGCCGAGCGTCCTAGCGAAGCGATGATTGAGCGTGCCCAAATTCATACGAATGGCGTTAGACAAGCCCTAAGCGGCCCAATTCTGAGCACCCCTTGGAACAATGCCGGGAGCACCCGTCAACTACTACGAGAGCATACGCCACCGATTGCAATGCTTTCGCCGACCGTGGCGCGGGTAAGTTCATATCCCAAGCTTTCCTCGGAAGAAATTGCTGATCTGGTTGCAGACATTGATCAGTTGATCAGTTGGCTGACGGATCATCAACTTGAAGAGCAGGACATTCTTCGCCGCGCCTTGATAGACGGCTTGGTCGTATATCGCCTCAGGTTGGCACGGGTTGGTTGGCTTGGCTGGAATTACAGCGCTGACGCACTTCGTTCGACTATCGGCGCCTACCTCGCGCTGGATCGAGGCCAACATACCGCCGACACAACCCCAATCACAGAGGCTGCCCTTAAGCTGGTCGGCGGCCTGTTCTCAAAATTATGGGGCGTCGCGGGCGTGGTTCACGACGCCACCGACCGCGTCGGGACGGCTATCAAGCTATACGGCATGGTCACGATGGTGAGAGATGGAACTCCGATCGTCGCTGCACTTACTCACCAGCTTGGCAGTTCCTGACCGACGCAACCTCCAGCTCGGCTATCAACCACCACGGAAGACACGCCATATAGCCTTGGCGATGCGCTCAGCCTCAGCGATGAGCATGTTCGAACGTGTGATGCTGCGTGATGGCTGATCGACCGCATCAGCAAGAGTGAGGAGTTCGTAGGCGAGAGCGCGGAGATAGTCGCCGCGTGATGCTGGGGCAGGGCGGGAGCGAGGATTAGGCGCGGTCACATGACGGCCTCCCTGGTCCAGATACAGCAAGAGCCGCTACCCTTGCGGGCGCGGCTCTAACAACTGACGTTCCTGATACGTTGCGGGGTGGCAAGCGTCAAGCGTTCGTGAGACGCTCCTTCATGGCGATGATGTCAGCGACGAACTGCACGGTGGTGCGCGCCGCTGCCACCTGATCGTTGCGGTAGGCCGTGAGCGATGATCCTGCCGAACCTGCGGGCTCATCGAAGCGGCAGACATTCTCAAACACGCACCACCATTTGGCAGGCACATACCCCTTGATGCGGCGCAGGTCGTCGAGCGCTTCCTGCTCGGACCAACCATCGCCACTGCCCGCACCGGGGATCTTCGCCAGATCCATCACCATCGCCTTGCCGCCCAGCATCGACCACAGGCGTTCGCAGTGATCGATCGCCGCGACCTGGCTCTCGCTCAACAGCTTGGCCGCCTTCCAGCGCGCCACAGGCGTGCCGCCGCGGTTGATAAGGGTTGCCTGGGTAACGACGCGCGCACCGACCTCGCGGAGTGGAACGTCCGTCAATTCGAAATTGCCGCGCGCCAACTGGTGAGCGGGCAGGCCGATTGCCAGAGCCTTGGCCGCAACAAGCTCTTCCGCCGTTGGCGGCCTTCGCCTGATCTTCGTGCTCCGCTTCGCTGCTGTCCGCCCCATCATCCAACCCCTCAACCGATCCCAGAACATAATAGAAACCTTTCCTCGCGTCACGCGGCCTCGCGCTGTCCCGGCATGATCAGGTCGGCCATCCGCTTCGACAGCTTGGCCTTGGCGATAATCGCCTGCGTTTCCTCGTGGGTCACAGGCCCTTCAGCGAGGCGCTCGCGCTCGACATCGGCGCGATCGGCTTCGTCAGCCAGCTTGCGGAGGTGGAGCACACGTGACTGCCGCTGGTAGAGTGCTACCTGCGTAAACTCGCGCAGTTCGCCGGCTGACCGTGGGAAGAACCGCTTGCCCGGTGCGTTGCAATAAGCCCGGATTGCTTCCTTGAGGATATCGATCGGCACATCCTCGAGGTGAACACGTAACATCTTCAGCGTCGCGTCAGCCTCGTCGACGTGCTCGTTGCGGATGATCGTCGCGGAGCGCAGCGCCATCAGTATAGCTTGCCGTTCTTCGCCGGTGCTGGCCGCCAGCGCGACCTGGTGCGCGGCAGCTGATTCCCGAAGTGCTGCGCCCCAGCCTGCGGGGATGGGTAGGCCGTAACCGTGGCGGACGATCGCTGACAGCAAGCCCAGGTCAACCCAATCCGGAATGGTCGCCGCGAGCGTAACGCTCAAGGAGCGGGTCGCGATATTGGTCGGTCGATCGCTGTTGTCGGTCGTGGTGAGGTCGTTTGCCATTGCGTTGATTTCCGGATTCACGAGGATCGTTGATTGAGCCCCAGCCTTTGCCAGCAGCGAGATGGACCAACCGGCCTGGCGGCCACTCGTCGTCCGAGAGTTTGGACAACGCTTCCAGCTGGCCCTCGTACGCTGTGAGCGTGCTCGCCAGACCTTTGCGCTTCCGGTTGGCGAGGAAGTCTGCCCAGTGCTGTGGATCGACACCCTCAGGGCAAACGAAGATCGCCGCCCGCTTCCGCGTTTGTGTATTAGAACCGTTAGGTTCTTTCTTAAGTTCTTTATCTTCTTGTTCTGTGTCTTGCGTCTGTCTTGCCGGCGTCTCAATTGGTGTCTGGGGCGCTGTCTCACCGATTTCTGTCTCGGCCTGATATTCCGCGTAGTTACAGATAGTTATAACCGTCACGCCTGTCTCAACATGTGTCTCAATCATTGTCTCGGATCGGAGGCGTTTGAAGAGGCGTTCGATCCACGCCTTGTCCCGATCCATGGCGTCGGCGAGGTCGCGAACAGAGGTTGCGAGCTGGCCACGTGTAAGCGTGATCGCCTTTCCTTTGTAGCGGACGCGCGCCGGCTTCCATGACGCGCGCAGGATCATCCACGCGAATGTCATGGCCTCCGCATCGTTGCGGAATGCAGGGTGGCCGAGCAGACTACGGTGCAGGCGCGCATATCCACTCACGCGCGGCCACGCTCCAACACCAGCGGATCACGCTCGACGTATGCCCGCCGTTTGGTCGCTGCACCTTCAATGGCGCGGGCATGGCGATCGGGTCGGCCAGCACGGCGTTCTGCCAACGCGCTCTCTCTTTCCTCCCACCAAGTGGTGAGAGGGTCGACAGGATCGAGGGCGACCCGCTGCTTTGGGCGGAGCCCGAGGATATGGGTGAGCCACATTATGCTTTCCTTTTCGGAGGCCAAGGCGCTGCGCCGAGGTGCTCCATGTGAGGGATTGGATCGTCCCAGAGGGATGGGATCGGCATGCCTTCCGCAGCCGCAGCACTGGCGGCAAAGCGGCTCATGATCGCGGGCAGGTCGACCGGCAGGCTAAGTTTGGGGCCAAGCACCAAAGACCGTTTTATGCTTTCGCATCCCTCTCGGATCAGCGCTGGCGAGGCGCCACTGAATGCGTCTGAGATCGCGGTTACGGTTTCGTCATCCGCCAAGAAAGGAGCGAGGTACATCTTCACGATGGCGAACCGCTCCATCTCGCCGGGGAAGCCGATCTCAATCTGCATTTGGAACCGACGCCAGATCGCAGGGTCGATCTCTTTCGCCTGATTAGTCGCCGCGAAAAGCATGCCGTCGAACCGGTCAATTTCCTGAAGCAGCGCGATCACGATGTTGTTCTGCTCAGTAGAAGCGCTCGTATCGCCGCCCTTCCGCTTGTGAGCCATTGAGTCGAATTCATCGAAAAAGATGGCGACACCACCCTTGTCGCGGCGCGCCTCTCGGAAGAGCTTTCCGATCTGCTCCCCGGTCTGCGCCACCCATTTGCTGATGATGTCCGACGATTGGACGACCAGCATCGGAAGACCTACTCGCGCCGCGACGTGATGGGCGAGGGTCGTCTTTCCGCAGCCAGGCGGCCCGCTCAACAGAGCGCGGGACCGCGGCTTGAGACCGACCGACTTCAGTTCGTCGGCGGAGCTCATCTCAAGCATCCACTGTTGAAGCGCGCCGCGCACCGGACGGGTAAGGATTGGCGCGGTCGCATCAGCAGGAAAGACTAGCTCACCGTATTTGCCGTAGCGCTCGAGCATTTCCTTCTTCGCCGCGCGCGCCCGCTCCTCCGGCGACATCTCGCCCTCAGCCTCCTCGATGGCGAAAGGGTCGCCCTTCATTCCCCATCACCCTTTTTAGGCTTTGGCGTCGGGCGCAGCGCATCGGGGATGTCCATCCCGTCACTGCCGAGCTCAGCGCACCAAGCCTCGTCCCATGCAGCACGGCGCGAATCGAAGGCTGGGAACGGATTCGCGGTCACCGGCTTGCCGGCGCGAGCGGCGATCTGGCCGGCAGCGCGGGCTTCATTCACCGTAACTTCTGGCGGCGCAGGTTCGGCGGCCACTTCTTCCGCGGGATCAATCTGCGGGGCATCGCCTTCTTCGACACTAGGTGCTTCGGGTGCCGGCTTCTTCGGCTTCAGGCGCTCAAGTGCCCAGTGGCCGAGCGGCGTACCGTCGAGCATGCCGAGTGCAGCCTTGTAGGTATCAAGCAAGGCATCGGCTTCGCGACGACTCTCAAGTGTCATTTTCCGAAGTTTGATGACCGACTTTATCGTTTTGGTGTCGAACCCGGTGCCCTTGGCCTCAAGGTAGACATCCTTGATATCGTCGGAGAGCGCCTTCTTCTCCTCTTCCAGGCGTTCAATCCGCTCGATCAAAAGGCGTAATTGATCCGCGGCGATGATGTCACTCATGCTCTTGCTCCTTCCTTGGTGGTTGTGATCAGCGTGGCGCGCGGGCGTCGCCGCTGCGACCCGGGGGCGACGAAGCGCCATCGGTGCGGTCGGGCGTGCGGTTCGCGACGACGCCAGCGGCGACCAAGTCGACATACGGCTCGTCGAAATAGCTGCTTCCGAAGGTGTCGCCCTTGTCGGTGAGCCCCTGCGGCTGAAGGCAAAGCTGATTGCAGCCCGTCAGGTATTCGACGCGTGCGACGACGATGCCGGTGAAGCCGGTGATCGCGTGAACTGCGCGGTCGCCCAGCTGAATTTTCGTATTGGTCATGCTCTTGCTCCTTCAGTGGTGGTGGTGGGAATCGGTGCGGAGAGCGCCTTCCACGCATGCGGATTCCATCCGCGGTCCTCGGCGCGCTCAATCAGGTCTGCGTCGGTCAGGGTCGCACTGCCGCGCCGCCAGAATTTGCCGTTCGTCTTTGCTCGCCCGTTGGCATCGCAGCGGAACACCGACGAGAGACGGCGGAGGTAATCGGCGGCCTGGCCGGCCCGGGTCATGTCGCGCTGAGTGCGGTCGACCGCGCCTTTCGGTCCCATGATCGTCTTGGCAAGGCGTGGCGTGCGGAAGCAGATGTCCGCTTCGATCGCCCACCGGTTCAGCGTGGTCTCGCCGCGATTGTACCGCTCCTTGGCCTGTTTCATGGTCAGACCGGGCGCATCGAGTGCGAAGCCAGCGGGCAGGGTAGGGTGTTGGCGCGGCGGCGGTGGAACGCGGACGGCAAAGACGCCGGTCAGCTTGCGCCAGAGCGTGATGTTCTCTTTGCGCGTGCGATAGTGAGCGGCCAACTCATCGTTGGTCATGTTTGTCGCGAGCTGCGCGAAGTCGTCGGGCAACTGCCTTTCCACCCTCGGTTTCCCGCCATGCGCTTGCCAGCATCCAAGATCGTTTCTGATGGCGACGTCCATGATCGCCTTGCGCGAGCGTCCAAGGACCTCAGATGCGTCGATCGTGGTCTTTCCCGATGCGATGAACTGGCGGACCTGCTCGATTTCCTCGGCAGTCCAGGGGGTGCGGGAGATCATGCTGCGGTCCTTCCGTAGAACTCAGCCGCGGGGACCGAGGGCATATTGAAAAGGTGCCAGGCGCAATTGTCCTTCCCAGACATCTTCGAGTCCGGGATCCACTTCACGCGGCCGACCGAGACGATGCGGTGCAGGAGTGGGAGGAAGGGCCGCGACTGACGGGTGTGAATCCAGTCGGCATCAAACAACAGCCATGTCGGGTGTTGGCTGGAAAGGTGCGGGATCAACCGGTGAAGGATTTCCCTGTCCCAAGGCGGATTGGTGATGAAGCAATCGATGTTTCCGACCAGTCGCGTCAGCGCGTCGCGCCGATCGATGTCCGAGCGCTGCGGTTCGAGATCCCAAGCCCGCGCGCAGACGTGGCCTTCAGCGGTGAGGATATCGATCAGCGCGCCATTGCCAGCACACGGCTCGACGAAGCGCGTGGCCGGCGCGAGGTGGCGCAGCAACGGAACGACAGCTTCGCGCGGCGTCGGGTAGAAGTCGCGCTCCACCCTCACAAAGTTGCTACGCTTGCCCACTATGCTGCCTGCACCACAGGCAGGAACACGTACCGACGGTTCCGAAACAACAGGAAGTCGCCGACCGGATGACCGATCTTCGCGGCGCGCAAATCTTCGATCGGGGAAACGGCCTCAACCGCTCCACCGCCCTTACGGACTATCATGGTTACTTCTCCTGACCGGCTAGCCGGTGTTAGAACCTCATCCTAAGCGACCGCGCGGACCCGCAGACGTTCGCGTAATCTGTCGACGTGCTGGCCGGCGGCTTCGATCACTCGGCCCATTCCCGCTAGTTCCCTGTCATCAACGATGCCGTCATCCTCCAGTGCGGAGGCGAGCTCAGCGAGAAGGGCGGCGATTGCCGTGAAGCTTGCCCGGTCGCTGCCGGCGCCCGCGTCGAGCGGAACGGCCTTCATGCCGACCAGCGCCATCACGCCATTGACGAAGCGGCCGTCCCATTCGCGCATGCCACGGAGGAAGGAGACGACACCCATGTCGCTGGCGCCGGCGCGGTAGGCTGCAGCGCGATCGTCGCTCTTGCCGAGCACTGCACCCAGGTCGCAATCGGTCGCGCCGTCCTCAGCTTTGATGGTTGAGAGACTATTACCGAGCGTTTCCAGCATCAAAGACGCGGGAACAGTCTTGTAGCGGCCGTGGAACTGCGGGGCGCTCATGGGACAGATACACCATCATGATCAGCATCAAGCACAGCGGCCGAATCAGGCGGCCCTACGGAGAACCAGGCCATCCCCAGCGCGCCGAATGCCGTGCCGATCGCGACGCTAATGAGAAAATTGATCATGCGGCTTCCCTTGCGGACAATGGGCAATCGGAACGGGTGCAGCTGGAAACCTGCGGCGCTTCGGCGCGGAGATCGCAGCGGGCGCAAACTACAGGGTGGAAGAAGCTGCGCACGATTTCGCGGATGCGATTTTCCTGCGCTGGGGTGAACACGTCGCCGGGCTCCATGAATCGGAGCGGCGGCGTGGTGAGGCGGGAGCCGTGACCGGGCATCAGAGCGCTCCTGTCGAACAGGTGGTGGGGCGAAGCGTGAGCGCGGCGATCTGGCTATTCAGCGAGCGAATTTCCGCGACGATGACAATGAGCGCGACGATGGGAAGGAGGAGGCGCATCTATGCTGCCTCCTGCTGTGCGGACGGAGTAGGAAGCAGCCAGGAGCGGATAGGCACGACGCCAGACGTTGCCCGCTCGATCGCGTCAGCCAAATCCAACGTCGGGCGCAACCGGCCATGACGAAGTTTGCTGACCATGGATCGGTCACGTCCGATCAGCGGAGCGAACTCGCTGTCCGGAATGTTTCGGGCCTTGAGATAGGCGTCTAGCTCGGTGCTCATAGATCCATATTGTGCAATAGATGCACAAACGTCAACAGGAATATGTGCATCCTTTGCGCACGACATTCCTGTGCGTCGCGTGCACACCTTCCCGATGGATTATCAGTGGTTCCGTGACCGAAAGGCTGAGCTCAAGCTCAAGGATGCGCAAATCGCTGAGGCGGCCGCGAAAGACCGCTCGGTGATTAACAAGGTGATCAACGGCGCGGGTAGTTTTTCGCTCGACCGTGCCGACCAGCTGGCGGCGCTGTTCAAGGTCACGCGGATCGATATGCTCTTCCGGATTGGTGTGCTTCGAGCTGATGATCTCGAAAGCCTAGACCCCACGCGGCGCCAACTGCCTGCCCCGGCTAACGATGACGATGTCGTCGAGATAACGTCGTTAGACCTTTCGCTGTCGATGGGGCCCGGGACATTGATCGAGGACTTCGTTGAGACGACGCCAATCAAAATGGGTCTGGGGCTGATCCAGGCGATCACCCGCACCCCGTCCGATCGCCTTCGCCTGGTCAAGGGTATCGGCGACAGCATGGAGCCCACGCTCAGGACCGGCGATACAGTGATGGTGGATATTAACGAGCGAGCGCTAACCCGGATCAGCGGGATTTATTGGATCGATTATGCGGGATCGCACGGCATTAAACGGCTCCGGCCAGCCGGGAAGGATCGGGTGCTGATCATCTCCGACAATACCGGTGAAGATAATTTCGAGGTGCCTGCCGAGGATCTGCGGATCGAGGGCAGGGTCATCTGGTTTGCGAGGGATTTGTGAATGCAAGATAACGGCGCATTGTCTCAAGATCGACTTCCTTTGCTTGATGCAAACCCAGTTGCATCTGCAAGTGCACATGATTCTGCCGTATCTTTCCTTGTTTGGGCAAAGCAAAATCGCCTCTTATCCAAAGGGCCGATTGATGACACGGTTGAAGAGGACCTGCAATTAGATCTTCAACCGCAGCAGATGTTCGAATCGCAATCTGTGAAAGCCGTCCTGCGTAAGCGCGCGGTCAATCTTGTTGCGTATAATGAAGCAGAGAAGAAAGTTATCGTTTTTACTCATGCTAGGCTTACCAACGCCGAGCGTAAAATGATGCCCTTCCAATTTACCGCTGGCGTGAGAGTAGAATATTCAGTTGGCGGGACCGCTCAAGTGCGTGGAAACGCGCCGCCACCTGATGCTTTTTCGCCATACACGCTTCATGATGGTCGTATTTGTTGTGGATCATCAATTCATCCCGTCAATTGCATGGGGGCGGGAACGCTCGGTGCTATCGTTCGTGGGCCGGACGGCAAGCTGTACGGACTGACCAACAATCATGTGTCGGGGGCGTGCAACCTCGCAGCTCCCGGCCTACCAATCTTATGCCCTGGGCCATTGGATGCGACCGAAGAAAATATTTCACCTTTCACGATCGGGCGCCATGCCCGCCTCTTGCCAATTTCCGAAGGTATCCCCGAGAATATTGACGTCGGGAACAATGTGGATGCCGCGATATTTGACCTCGAGTCGGCCGAACAGGTGTCGTCAATGCAGGGTGACAGCTTCGACACGCCCACAAGTGTCGTAGAGGCTCAAGGCGGATGGCGTGTTGAAAAGGTCGGACGAACGACTGGGTTCACGACCGGAAAAATCGTCGGTGTCGTCGCGGCTCCCATGGGCGTTGGCTACAACATCAAGGAATACGGTGTCTCAAAAACGGTATTTTTCAACGACATAATCATGGTGGAGGGTGAGAACGGACAACCCTTTTCTAAAGCGGGCGACAGCGGGTCTCTCGTGGTGGCTTACGACGATGCCGGGGTGCGGCATGCCGTAGGTCTGATTTTCGCCGGGAACGAAGTGCGTGGCCATTCTTACGTCGTTCCGTTACAGGTTGTGTTGGAAAAGCTAGGTGTCGAGCTGGTATCCGGGCTGAATGTGTGATGACGAATGTGCCGCCGAAATCTGCCGCGCGTAGGCTTGCCTCGGAGCTGTCACTCCCGAGTTGGAAGGGTACTGTCCTCGTTGCCCATCGGAAGAATGAGGACGTACTGGTCGTTGCCGCGGAGCGCCGATGGCTATCGCACCATTCGATCCCAGGGCGGTACTGCGGTTATGCTGTTGAAACAGACGAGCCTCTCAACGCTGTAGCTCAGTAGGCTGGCGTATCTTGCGCCACCTCACACTCGCCGTCGTCGGCGCGCAATTCCCAAACGCCAAAGGCCCGACGCGTCGCTTCGGCATTAGCCTATGCCGCCCAGGCACGCCGATCGAGCTGCGCCTCGAACCCAAAAACCTCAAGGATGAAAACGCCGTCGCTGTGTACGGCCCGAGCGATATCCAGCTCGGGTACCTGACGGCGGAACGTGCGCCGTGGATCGGTAGCATGATCCGCGACAGGCGCGAGGTGAGGGTGGTTTTCCAAGTCGATACGGAGTTCGGGGCCTATGTCCGCGCCGCGTTCGATGGTGCCGATCCGGTGTTGCCGGAGCTTCGGGAAGCTGTCGAACGCCGATCAACGGCGAATCAAGAGCAGGATTTCTGGCCAGATCCGGAATACCCTGACGATTAAAGTGCAGGGTATGCACATTGCCGCTTGACCTAACTGTGCAATAGATGCACATTCTTTCCATCGAAGGGCACCCGCCCTGATGGAGACGAAAAGTGGCGAAGGCAGCATCAGATTGGATCGAGTGGACTGGCGGTAAAATGCCGGTTTCCAAGATGGCGATTGTCCAGGTCCGGTATCATAGCGGGCATGAGACCGGCCCGTCGGAGGCTTGGAACTTCGAGTGGATCGCTGAGGGTCTCGGTGACTTCGACACTGTCGCTTACCGTCCTGTCGGTCGTTCGTGATGACGATCACCGCTTCTCACTATCGCGATGCGCGCGAGGCGTCTGACGCGATCGGCGTGGCATCTCAGCACATCAATACGGCTGCGAAGCTGCTCGACAGCATCCCGAGCCGGTATATGCCGCAGCTGGACGCGCTGCCGGATGCCCAGTGCGTCGGGCTGCCGCTCGCCGCCGCGCTGACCAAGCTTGCCGCTGAGATCGCCGCCGAGTCCGATGATGCCGTAGACCGGTCGGAAGACGCATGACCGCCTCGGAGCGGGCCGACGATATCGGCGCAGCAATCAACGCCTACCACGACACGCGGCGGTTTGAGATCAACGGCGACCGTCACGCGGTCGAGATGCTGATCGCTGACCTCATTCAGTTTTGTGAGTCCGAGGCGATCTCCTTTGACCGCGTGCTGACCGACGCTCGCAACCTGGCGGCAGAAATATGATGCACATCGACACGCGCCCTCGCGCGAAGAACAGCCGCCGCGCCGCTAAGACACGGGAATTTCCGCAGCACCGTCAATGGGTCCGCACGCGCCCCTGTCTGCTGCAGGGCAAGCTGGCGCACGTCTGTATCGGCCAGATGGAGGCGGCGCACGCTGACGCTGCAGCCGATGGCGGCATAGGCTTAAAGTGCCATGACAAGCACGTCGTACCGCTCTGCAGTGGTGCGCATCGGCAGCTGCACAGCCTCGGCACCGCGACTTGGGAGGCAACGTACAAGGTCAACCTGGTCGAGGCGGCTAAGGTGTACGCCGCCAAAAGCCCGCACCGTAACCTGTGGGCAGATCCAGCATGACCGCGGCACCCGTCCATGCCGCCCCGGCCTACGACATCATCGGTCGTCAGCCCAAGGTGCTGCATATCAGCCCGTCGAAGTCCTACCCTTGGTACGGCAAAATCATCGAGGGCCGGCGCTTCACGGTCGAGCAGGAACTCGGCTTGGCCCACCTCGGAATCAAGCCCGACGATGTCGAGGCGATGAAGGTGCGGCGCACGTCGAACGACAACGAGTTCTGGACCCCGCTCTACACCTATCCGCCTGTTTTCGAGTTCGAATGCCCAATCCTCGGCCACCGTGCCGACGGCAAGGTCAAGGTTCTGTCGCCCTGCGGCGATGCCAAGCTCATTTTCTCCAATGGCTGGATCGGCAAGCACCCCAAAAAGAGGATGTATTGACCATGTGGCAATATCTCATTTTTGCCGCCGCCGGTTGCTCGGCCGTCGCTGCGATCGCACTGACCGCGCTTCCTCAGCGCTCGCGGATCGCTTCGGTCCTACGCGGCGAAGAGGTCGCCCAATGGCGTTTCTCGCGCGGCCACTGGCGCCGCATCCACCTCGATGCCGACGGGCGTCGACCCTTTCCCGCTGCCTCGGTCACTAATCCCCTGGTGACATGCTCCCCAGCTGCCGTTGTCGAGGCCGACGACCAGCTGACCAATTCTGAGCGGAGGTCGATGGCGGCCGTTGGTCGCTCCCTCAAAAGGATGAACCCCTAATGGAACTGGGCAACCTCATTAGTGCGGCGGTGACCGCTAAGATGAAACCGGAATTCATAGAGAAAGAGGTCAATTCTCGCGTCGAGAAGCTGATCGTCGAAAGCGTCGACCGCGCACTTCGATCGTATAGCGACACCGGCAAGCTGATCGAAAAAGCTGTCGAGGACGCCCTCAAGGTCGAGCGCCTCGACTTGCCGTCATACGGGTCGATGGTCACCCAAATGCTAAAGGCGCAGATCGAGGCGACAGTCGCCCCGCTAATCGCTGGTCGCCTTGCAGAAGACATGGAAGAGCTGCTGAAGCTTGCGCCGAAAGAGGTGAAGCTGTCGGAGATCGCCGACTTGATGCGTCAGGAGCATAGCGAGGAGGCGTACGGCCCCGTCATCACGGTGATAGTGGAGCATACCGAATACCGTTCAACTTGGATCTACCTCGACGAGGACGAGCACCGGGAGCGGCGCGATAAGTACAAGTGCAAGCACAGCATTCTCGTCAGCGAGGATGGCAAAATCTCATCGGCGCGGACCAGCGAGCGCGAGACCGGCAAAAATTGGATCGGTCGCGCCCACGGGCTGGAACAGAAGCTGCGCGCCTATGTCGCATGCGGCACGAAGATCATCATCGACGAGGACGCCGTCGTCACCTCGGTTGGTGATTACTGATGACGCAACCGACCGAACAACGCGCCCGCGAAATCCTCAACCAGCATGGCAACTGGGACGAAGGCGACTGCGCGCCGATCATCCGCGCCATGCTCGCCCTCGCCCAGCAGCCTTCTAGCGGGGGTAAGGAGGGGCGGGAAATAGCGTCACCGGCTGACGATGAAGTGACGCGTGCGTTCATCGACGGCTGGAATGCGCGCCTAGGCCACACCGACTTCGATATGGCGCTGCACCACTGGATGCTCGGACAGGTCACGCAAATCGGCGCGGGAGACGTAGCATGAAGGGCACCATTCTCCCGAACCCATTTACGCCCGTCCCAATCCTGCCGGTTGATCGCGAGGCGCTATATGGCGGCCTGATCTCGGCAGCGCACCCGGTCGAATATGCGCGGCACCAAGCCGACACCCTGCCGGATACTGACGGCTCTCTGCAGATGCTCGCTCGCCACCGTATTCAGTTCGCCACCCCTTCGCCTTCCGCTGCGGGTGACCGGCTAGAGGCTTTGAAAGGCGATGACGCGGACCCGTTCAGCTTTCACAGCGAAGGCGATCCGGACGGCACCACAATAACGCAGCATCGGTTTTACCAGTGGGGCGGCACCATAATCGCGATCGGCGAATTGAACTATCCCAACCAATGGGATTGCGATGCTTTCAACGCGAAGTGCGCGGCACTTGAAGCAGCCCTCTCCACCCCAATCGTGCCGGAGCGATCCGGGATGCGGGATGCGGACGACTGTCCACAATGCCAGCGCCCGTTCCCAGATGAGCGAGCGCCAGATTTCGTCATTTCTTGCGGAATATGCGGGCGCGAGGGTGAACTACCGCGAAATATGCGGGAGTTGCAATCCACGACTCCGGACCCTGAAATAGGTCAGGTCGTGTGGTGCAGCAGCGAAGAAGACGGGGGTGCCGATGTCGGCATTCTCGTCGGACTAGGATCCGGCAAGACGCTTTGGCTTGGCGAACTGCTGAACGCGGAAGGCGGTGGCATGGGTTTTGCCATCTATGGACCCGCAGGCAAGAAGGAGGTCGCCCCGCTGTCAGACTGGGAGACTGTCCGCGACGTGATCGAGTTCCATGTTGCGCCGGCTCTATCCGCTACAAAGTCGGAAGTGCCGGCGGACCATTTTCCTGACGCCAGGAATATGGTGCTGGTGCCGTGCGAGCCGACCGAGGCGATGTACGCCGCCGCCGAGAAGGTCGACTTCGGTAGCGAGGATGAGCGGGCCATGGCTTCCAACGTGTGGAACGCGATGCTTTCCGCCACCCCCGAAAAGCCCGCCGATGGTGAGGTGCAATCGTGAGCGACGCCCGTTTCCTGCAAGATGGCTTCGACAAGCAGTTATCCCACGCGATCGAAGAATGCGGCGAGTTTCTCGCGGCTGCTGGTAAAACGCAACGCTGGGGTTTGCAGAGCGTCAATCCGCTTCTGCTGCCCCACCAGCAAGAGACCAATGACGCGTGGCTCCGTCGCGAGATGGTCGACCTCTACGGGGCCTTGGAGCGCCTTCTGGCGACGATGAACGCCGATGGTGTGGGCGGGGAGGGTGCGAAGTGAGCAGGGCAGGGTATAGCGACGACGGGGATTTCGATCAGTGGTCGTTAATCCGTTGGCGGGGGCAGGTGGCGAGCGCGATCCGCGGCAGCCGAGGGCAGGCGTTCCTGATCGAGCTAGTCGAAGCGCTCGATGCCATGCCGGAGAAGCGCCTCGTGGCCGATGTGCTGGAAGACGGCGGCAATGTTTGCGCGATCGGTAGCGTCGGCGTGCGTCGGGGCGTCGATATGAGCCGGCTTGATCCTGAAGACCCCGAGCAGATTGCGGCTACCTTCGGGATTGCTCATCAGCTCGTCCGCGAGATCGAGTGGATGAACGACGAAGGTTCGTGGAACGACACCCCGGAAAAGCGCTGGCAGCGCATGCGTAATTGGGCGGAGAGCAACCTCCGCCGCGCCGCCACCGGAAAGGCGGAATCATGACCAACCAAACCGCCGAACTGCGGGAGACCTGCCCGCCGGCGATGCGGGCGGTCGATCAGTACCGCAAGGATATCCAGGAGGCGGAGCGCAAGCGGCACCAGCAGGCTGTCGTCAAGCGCGAAGAGGAGCGCGAGGCGGCCGCCATCAAAGCATTGGAGAAGGGCGAATGACGCACGCAGCGCGCTTCAAACAGGTCGACCTAACGCGCGCGGTCCGTGGTGCCCAGGCGGCCGGCATGCGAATCGGCCGAATTGAGATCGACCCCAATGGCAAGATCGTCATCCTGAGCGAGCGCACCGCGCCGGCGCGGGGCCCGAACGAGTGGGACGAGGTGCTGCGTTGACACGTCGTCGCCGTCGCCTCCTTCCTAAATGGGTGACCGAGTTCAAGGACCGGCACGGCAAATACCATCTGCGGTTCCGGCGGCAGGGCTTCGAGTCGCGCTATATCCATGCTGAGTTCGGCACCGAAGAGTTTCGCATCGAGTACCGGGACTGCCTTGAGAAGCGGGTATCAGTCGCTGTGGACCGGACCGCACCCGGCTCGATCGATGACCTGATCGTCCGCTATTACAAAGGGCAGGAGTACACAGGCGGCGCGCTGACCACCCGTAAGAAGAACTACGGCATCCTCGAGGCCTTCCGCGAGACGCACGGCAAGAAGTCCGTCGATAGGATCCAGTTCGAGCACATCGACGCGATCATCGCCAAGAAATCCGCGACTCACCCGGCCGCCGCGCGCAACCTCCGTAAGCAGCTCAAGCGCCTGTTCGCATTTGCCGTGAAGTGTCGGATGCGGAGCGACAACCCGGTTGACCACACCACGCCGGTCAAAGTGCGCAAGGATGCCGGCTGGAAGGCGTGGAGCGAATCGGACGTCACCAAGTACCAGGCGCACCACGGCCTCGGCTCCATGGCCCGCCTGGCGCTCGAAATCATGCTCTGGACCGGCAACCGCCGCGGCGATGCGCTGACCCTCGGGCCCAGGCATATCCAAGGTGATGCGTTCAAGCTCCTGAACGAGAAGACCGGCAAGACGCTGGTGATCCCGATCGCGCCGGCGCTGGCCAAGGCTATCGCTGCCATGCCTGCGAACGATCACGAGACGCTGATCACCACCAGTTACGGCAAAGCCTTCAGCAAGGATGGCTTTGGCAACCGGATGCGCAAATGGTGCGACGAGGCCGGTTTGCCTGAGCGGACCGCGCACGGTCTGCGCAAGACGATCTCGGAGCGCATGGCGCTGTCGGGTGCGGGCAACCAGGGGATCAAGTCGGTCACCGGCCACAGCGCCGATTCGGAGGTGTCCCTGTACACCAAGGGTGTCGACCAAGAGCGCCTCGCGCGAGACACGATGGCGGTCCTGGTGGCTTGGGAATTGTCTAACCACAAATGTCTAACCGGGGCGGAAGCGCCAGAAAGCGACGGATAA